CGCGCGCCGTCAGCGTTTCGCTGAACCATTCCGGCGAGGTTTTAGCGTAATTAAGCATCGACATCGCATGATTACGGCCGCGCGGTGTCGTGATGAATAACGCGGTGCCGTTATTCTCCTGCAGCATCGGCCGGTGATACGCCCACGCGCTCGGATTGGCCAACGCCCATTCGGAATACACGATCGCCATCGGCGACGCGCCGACCGTCGCGTTGTAGTTATCGCTGCCAATAATCTGCCACGTCGATCCGTTGGTCTTAAAGCGAATGAACATCTCATTGTCGTTGGTGTTCTCGCGCAACTCGATCGGAAACGCCTCATCGATACGCCGGCGCCCGGTGTGCGGGTTGACCGCGGTCCACAAGGCTTTGCGGCCCTGCGCATACTCCGGCAAACAATGCCAGATGTTGCCGGCGCGCTTGTGCGCCTCGATCGCCGCGTAGTGCAGCGCGACGTCATCCTTGCCGGCGCGCCGATGCCACACCGCGATCGCGCGCTTGCCGCCATCGCGCAAATAACGCCACAACGGCTTTTGATACTGCCGCTCTTTCCAGCCGTTACTCGGCAGCCGGATCTCAGGCACGTTAATCCTCGTCTTTGCTGTAGACGATTTTAACGACGATCGGCCCTTCGCCCTCTTCGCCGCCGCCGTGCTGATGCACCTGCTTCGGCTTGCCGTAGCCACGGTCGAGCAGCACAGCCGCAGCGCTCACGCGCGCAGCCTCGCTCTCGCCGTTCTTCGCGATCCCACCCAACGACTGGATGGCAACCTTCGCGTAGGCTCTGGCCAAAGATCTGATTTCGGCTGGATGCTTAGCCACTTACCTCTGGGGGATCCCCTCCCTGTTGCAGCCGGTCGACGTCCGCGCGCAGTTTGCGCAGCCGCGCGAGCGCGCCACCTCGTGGTCGACGATCGACACGATCTTCATGTTCGCCATGACAAAAGACGCCCGATCCCGCCCAACAGCGGAGACCATGCGTCAACAGGCCGAAATTATCAAGTATTGGTAGGGCTTGCCTGACCGCCTACCACTAGTTGGCGTCGCGCTTCCACGGTGGAACCCGCGGGGTCAATCCGAGATCAGCAAAGGTGCGCAGCAGCAAAACCTGCGCCGGCGGGATCTCGGCCTCGCCCGCCACATAGCGCCGGCTGGTCCGCTCGGACACGCCGAGCCAGCGCCCGGCCGCAGCTTGGCTCAACCCCAGTTGCTCGATCGCACGCGCGTAAGCGCGCGGCGACATGCTCCGCTCCTGTATCAAATCGGTCTCGTTCATCGCCTTGGCTCCGTTGCTTTATTCAGCCAGACTAGGACAATATGACCGGGCGGTCACTGCGTCAATTTGTCCCTTGACAGGTAGGACTGGCTGGCCTAGTCTGCGTCATCAACAACGGAGAACGGCAATGACCTTCACCAACGCCTACGCCACCGACGGAAAGTGTCACAACTCCAACGCTGGCAGCTACAATCACGAATGTGGCAAGCCCGCGCAATGGATCGGCATCACCAAAAAGGGCTGGGCGTCCGGCTACTGCGATGCCTGCAAGAAAAACGGCACCGAAGCACGCCTCGTCGCCGAATGGATCATCCGCTAACCCTCAACCAACGGAGCACCCCCATGAAAATGCACAAGAGCCTCACACTCGACGTCCTCGTCAACGCGGTGGAACGTCGAATGACGACGCTGGATAACCCCGGCTTCTGCATCGCCTGCGGCAACGAACAGGGCGGATGCGAGCCAGACGCACGAAAATACGAATGCGAAGCCTGCGGCGAGAAGCAGGTCTACGGCGCCGACGAACTCTTGCTGGAGGTTATGTGATGACCCACTACACCGAACGCGTCCTCGAAGGCCGCCAGATCCGCACCCTGCAGGACATGATGGACTACTGCGAGGCGGCGCTGAGCGCCGCCCGCAGCGAGGATCGCACCATCCAGCCAGACGAGATCGATCTGCGTCTGCCACAGGACATGCGCCTGCTGTCGGAGATGCAGCCCGACCGCTCCAAGCGGTACTTCGTCGGCGTGCAGTCTTGGTGAGCTAAGCACTAACCTTTGGTGTCGCGGCGCTATCCGAAAGAGTGGCGCCGCGATGCTTTTGCATCACCGCCAAGACCGCGTCATACACCGCCTCGAACGCCGCCAGCCGCTTCACCGCCTCGTCACGGTCCTGCCGGTAGGTGGTCATGTCGTTCTGCATCCGCGCGTAGGCGACCTGCAGCGCGTCGTGCTCGGCCTGCAGCCCGCGGTGCATGGTCTCCAGTTCCTCGAACTCGCGCCTACACTCGTCGCGCTCCTGCTCCACCTCTTGCACCGCCATCAACCCCGCCTCGACCCGCCGCTGCCGGCTGGCAATGATCACCGGAGCCTTGCCTTCGGTGCCGATCGTCCCGTTCCCGTCGCTCATCAGTGCTTCCCCTTTTTGGCCTGTTCCTCGACCACCTCGAGGAACACCTGCACCATGTCGTAAACCAGCTTGCCGTGCTGCGCGATCATCCACGCAACCCGGCCTTTGAACGCATCGCCGGTCAACGGACCCTCGCCCCGCATCAATCCGGCGATCATCATCGCGGTCAGCAGCGCCAAGGCGCCGCCGACGTCCTCCATCGGCTGGTCTTGGAAGGCGTCGTTGGCTTGCTGCGCCAGCGCCTCCCAGCGGTCCATCGTATCCTCGCTGACCGGCGTGCTCATCGGCACCTCCATCGCTTCGCTGACACCCAGACCTTGCGCAGATTATGCCGGGCACACAGGTCGCTCCCCCGGTCCGCCGCCACGGCGATCGCCACGCGCGTTGCGCGTGGCAACGGGTCGTGGCGCAGCCGGTTGCCCGGCACGGGAACAATCCCCACGGCCATAGAAAGCGCCGTAGGTGCGTTTTGCGCCTCGCGCCGTGCCCTGACCGCCGGCAGCGGCTGTACGGGCTCCCAACGCTGCTCCAGCGTGTGGATCCGCTCGATCGGCACCACCCGCACCGCCGGCGGCTCGTCGGCGTAGGCCGGGTGCCGGTCCTGTCGTTTTGGGGTGTCAGGCTGCGCCAGCGCCGCGGTGCTGAGCAGCAACATCGCAACCAACAAAGTTCGCATATCAGTCCTCCCAAAAATCGGAATGCATCAGCACGCGCACGCCAGAATGCGCAAAAATAGCCTTCACCTGATCCAACGTCGCGCCCGACCCGGTGTATTCGACGAGGTATAGCGAGCCGCATCCGCGTTCGGGGAGGTCAACGCCGCCCCTGAAAGCCGCCACTTTGAGAAGCGGATACAGGTGCCCTGACTTGGAAAACCGGAAAAGACGGTCGCTTGGTTTCCCGTCTCTTCCCAGACCGCCAAGCGCAGCCACGGCCACTGGCGGGAGAAAGATAGCACGAGGCTCGTTATTTTTAGTGTCTGGCACGTAGGCGTATCCATCGTCCAACCTCACATCGTTCCATGTCAGTTTCAGCGCCTCGCTCAGCCTCATGCCCGTGTAGCAGCGGCACCACCCGCACTGCCGGCGGCTCGTCGGCGTAGGCCGGGTGCCGGTCCTGCCGCTTGACGATGTCGGGCTGCGCGAAGCCCACAGTCGCCAGCGCGAGCAGCGTAACCCCTGCTGCTACACCAGTTACAAAATTCTCTTTCATTTTCATCGTTGTATCTCCTGTAACACCTGTAACTCCTATAGGGGGCCAGACCTGCCTAGTGTGGTACCTGTACCGCCAGCCCCGTGACATGCGATCAGGCCAAGTTATGGAAAACGCGTTGTAACGCGTTACGACGCGTTACATCGCTACCCAGCTACCTTTACCTTACGATAGTACCCCCGCACTGGTACGCCATCGATCCGGATAAGACCGCTCGTCCAACCCAGCACGCGCATCGCGTTCGCCAGCCTTTTGGCGTGACGATCGTCGCGAATATGCGGTGGCACCTTGAGTACGTACTCGAAGATGGCCCGCGACGAGACACGTTCCTCGTCGCCGGATAGCGTCACCACGCCACCCAGCAGCCCGGCGCCGGCCAGCGCGCCGGACAATTCTGCCAGATCATCCTCCCAAGCATCACGCACGCGGCGCGCTTCCTGCTCGACAGCGGCGTCCGGCCACAGCGCCGCGTCGAGCACGAGGCTCTCGCCCGCGCTCTGCGCCGCGGCGGCCTCGCCCCATAGCTGCAACCGCAGCCGCCGCAACGCGGCCAAGTCGATCGGCCGCTCGACCCGCAGCAGCCAGAAACGTCGGTTGCCGGTCTGGCTTTGCAGGTATTCGTTGTTGTTGGTGGTGCCGACCTCGATCGAATGCCGCGGCTGTGCGATCAGGAACCGGCCGTAGGCGGGCCGGGCGCGATCCTCGACGCGCGAGGCGTAAGCCTTGACCGTCTCGACTTCGGCCTTGCGCATGCCTGCCAGATCCGCGTTCTCGTGGATCCAGATCCCGGCAAGCTGTTCCTGCACCTCGCGGCTGTCCTTGCCGATGATCCGTTCATCACTGAAGTTGCCTTCGCCCGCCAGCACCGACCAAACGGTCGATTTTCCCCACCCTTCCGGGCTTTCCAGCACCAGTATGGTGTCGAACTTACAGCCGGGCACGCGCGCCCGCGCGACCGCCGCCACCATGGTCTTGCGCACGCACTGACTGTTCAGGGGCGTGTCCGCGCAGTTGAGAATATCCGCCGCCATGCGGTCGAGCCGCGCCACGCCGTCCCAGTTCGCCTCAACCTCGGCCAGCATCTCAACCACTGGATTGAAGCGATTGGCGTGTGCCATGGCGCATACCGCATCGCGCACGTGCGCGGTCAGCAGGTCGATCCCGTAGCGATCTGACAGCCAGTCACGCAGCAGCAGGATGGAAGGGTCATCCACCACGCCGATGAAGTTCGGCAACGCGTCGCGCGGGCTGGCAGCCCCGCCGCGGCCGATGAACATCCGGTTGTGGAAAACGTCTTCAGAACAGATCAGCCCGGCAGCCGCGATCGCCAGCTTGGCGTTGTGCATGCACGGTATCGGCTTGCCGCCCTTGGTGCGCTCGCGCCAGTTTGGCAGGTCCGGCGGCAGTTCGATCCCCTCCGCCGCCATGGCCTCGGCCAGCAGCGGCGCAATCGCTTCCGCGCGCGCCGCCGGTTCCGCATCCTTCGGACAGTGCCAGACCTGCTCACCGTTGATGAACACGCCGATGCAACGCGCGACGTAGCAGTCGCCGACCCGGCAGCGGGTCCGGTTCGAGCCGCCATCGAAGAACGACGACGACACGCGGATCTCGCCGCGCGCGGCGTAAAGGCTGCACAGTTCGTCGTAGTCGATTTGGTCCGGCCCCTCGTGCACGTCGAACCGGGTGTTCTCGTCGATGCTGTAGACCACGTCTTGATGCCCGCCCGGCGGCACCGGCGGCTGCGTCGGCGTGAGCCCGTGCGCCAGCAGAATGTCCTCGCAGGCCGCCGCCATCGCGCCGATGTCGGCGGCTGGGAACACGGGCAGGCTGTCCACCGGGGCGTCGACGATCGAGCGGCCGTGATAGCCGTAGTGCCGCTCGGTCGCGCCTTCCATGCTGTGCAGGCCGTGCACGCCCAGATAGGTCTTGCTGTTGGTGGTGAAGATCTCAACCCGCTGGCCAAGGGCCAGCGGGTCGTTCGGGTCGACGCAGCGGCGCGTGTTCAAGTAGCGTAGATCAGTCGTGGCGCGGCCGATGAAGGCGATTTTAACCCCGCCGGAGTGACGCCGCAGGCATCTGGCCATGAAGTCTGGCCAGCGCGTCTCCAGCATCTGCACGATCGCATCCGCGATCGCCGCGATGCGCACGTCGACGTCGATCACCAACAGGCCGCTGCGGTACATCCGCACCGCCGCGCTGCGGCCGTTCCAGCGCGCGATCGACGCCGCGTCGTTCGGCATCTGCGGCCAGCCCTTGAACGGCCGGTCCCTGCCGAAGGCCAGCGGGATGACATCGTAGCCGTTGGCCTTGATCTGCAGCCAGATCTGACGGTACGCCTCGACGCGCTTGGGCCGAAGCATTACGCGTCCTCCAGATTGATGCCAAAACCACCGTCCCAGCGCAGGTATATCCGGCCTTTGTGCTGCTCCACGATGAAGATGCAGTTTCCGTCGTTGTCACACTGCACGCACGTTAGCTTGACGGATATGGTGTTGTTATTGTTGGTCACTGCACGGTCTAGATGTATGAACTGCCCTTCGCAGTAGGGGCAACGCAGTTGCAATAGTTGCGGTTTTGTCCGCGTGTGATATGTGTGCATGAAGTGTCTAACTCCGGCTCCATCGGGGTTCAGATCAAGGGCCGTGAGCGTGACCAGCGCCGCGGCCCTTACGTTTTCAACAGCGCGTCAATATCCTCTGAATTTCGCACCACCGCAACCTCTACATTCAGTACCCGAAATTGGTCGTGCCACTGATGCTGGTGCGGGCTTATCCGGCTACCGCGCGGCTTCTTCACTTCACAAAAAATAACCCGCGGCCCGGGCAATATAATTAAGCGATCGAAGAACCCGCGCGCGCCGAGTGCGCCCACTTTAACGCACACCCCGCCACGACCGTGCACGCGCCGCATGAGCTCACGCTCGATCGCGCTCTCCTTGACAGATGGCCTCTTTCCCATCATCCTGCGCCCCGCAAATCACAGACAGGGTACAGGTAACATGACCAGCAAGCATAGTTCGATCGTCGGTGGATCCACAGCGGGCCGCCTGCTCAACTGCCCCGCCTCTTATCAGGCCACCGCCGCGCTGCCGCCCTCCGCAGACCTTCCCAGCGAATACGCCGACGAAGGCACCGCCATGCACGAAGTCATGGACGAACTGATGCGCGTGCGCCAGCAGGGCGTCGACCCCAAGGGACTGCCCGGCATCGCGCGTAGCTGGGTCGCCGGCCGCACGTTCTACGATCGCAAGCTGACCTACGAGCACTACGACAGCATGATCGCGCCCGCGCTCGAACACCTCGCCGCGCTGGAGCGCGAGTA